GGGTCGATGTGTTTTAATCCGACACTAAACCCGCCCACCGATCCGCCGAATGGCAGACTTACCTCTGGTACATTAATTTTAATTGCATTGATACCACGAATGAAGGCGTTAATCCCATCGATTATCAGATTTATCGCGCCCTTGATACCGGCGGTTATACTGTCCCATATGCCCAGGATGTTAGATTTAAATCCCTCGAAAACCGCTTTAATGGCGGTGGTGATATTCTTAAACTTTTCCTTGATATTTTCCCATGCCTCAGACCAGTTGTCCTTGATGAACATGATCGCCTTAAACAGCGCCCCCGCGGGTAACAACCAGCCGAGCTTGCTATCGTAAATGTCCTTGATCTTGTTCATTACCTTGGAAAATACTTCCTTGATCTTAGTCCACGACTTATCCCAGGTCTCTTTTAATACGACAATGATCTTATCCCAGTTCTTCCAGATAATGATCGCCGCCGCAACCGCCGCCACTATCCCCAGGATAACCGCCGTGATCGGTAACATTGACAGGGACAACGCCCCGAACGCCCCCGCGACTATCCCGACGCCCCCGGCAAGTAATGGGAGCATTATCAGTATAGGCCCGAGAACCAGGGCCAATCCCCCCAGGACGCCAACGACTATAAAAAGAACCTGGGATAATTTCGGATGCTCCGCTGAGAACGCGATCAAATTCCGGGTTACTTTCTCGAATATGTCCATCACCTTAGTTAATGCCGGGAGTAACGCCTTCCCGAACTCCTGTTGTAAGTCCCCGGTTCTATTTTTTAACTGGACAAGCGGGTCCACATTTGCCTCCGCCTGGCCCCCGAACTTCGCCATTATCGCGGTTATAACCTCGGTCGAACCAGACCCCTTGTCTACCTGTATCCCGTAACGGGTTAATGCTGATGTCTCCCCGTTGATCGCCCTTGCTACCAGGGTTGACGCTGAACTGAGGTCCATCCCGCGGGCCGCGGCCAGGTCGAGAACCGCCGGTAATGCCGCCATTGATTTCTCGTAATCCCCGGAGATACCTACCAGGTTCATCAGTGCCGCCCGTTGTGCCTCGTCCCCGAAGTTCGTCTTGTTCTGCTGGGCCGCTATAACCCGCTCAATTGCTTCCCGTTGTGTATCGTAACTCGAACCGGCGTTAAGTAACGCCTGGTCTAACTGCTTGATCCCTATAGCCTCTTCCTGGGCGCTCTTAACCGCCGACGCTCCGAGGGCCGTTATTCCCCCGCCGAGCGCGGTCAGTCCGACGCCGATCTTTTTTCGGTGTTTCTCAATCTGCGACTGCATACGCCCAAAAGCCGACTGGGTCTTTTTAAACCCCTCTTCGGCGCTCTTGGGATCCGCTACTATTTTTATCTGTACTTCGTTAGCCATCTACTATTTCCTGTTCCGGTTGTCCTAGCTGTACAATTGCGACCATTTGCAAAATCCTGGCATCTTCTTCCATTAACTGGGAAGGTAAACACCCGTACCGCTGACAGAGGCCGTCTATAAGTTCCGCCTCGGTTAACTCCCAGGGCTTGCCGATGGGCTTTCCATTGCGGTCGAAAGTTGGGCCAACGTGCTTATATCGCTCGATATCTTTTCTAAAGGGTCGGGTATATCAGACACCGCCTCGGCCCAGTGGCCTACCATCAGGTTGACCAGTTCTACCGGGATCATCGTCATCCCCTCGGCGTTAGCCGGGACCGGGTTTCCATCATCATCTTCCAGGTTCCAGTCAATCAATGCGTGATCTCCGAATAACTCGGCGACTCTCAGACCGTTAGTGCTGTCCTCAGATATTGCCGCCTGTATCTCCGAGAAATACCGAAAGTTGACATTTAACTTCGCCCGTATCTCGGCCCCGTCGTAATCTGTTCCCTCGAATGTTATAACCGCGATCTTATCGGGAATTCTAAATCCCTTTTTTTTCGACGCCTTAACGCCGTTAACGGTTTTGGGAATCATTTGGTTGATCAACTCCTCCGGCACAAAGGCCATACTATGCCCACGTCGGGACGGTTCCACCGGCTAGAACTCCCGGAGCCGTCCAGGTTAATTCCCCGGTGGTTCCACGGCTCAGGCTGTAATCGGTGAAATTAGTCTCGTTCGGTAATGTCTGGCCGCTGATCGTAAGCGTTACCGTCCGGGCTACCGATGTCGAGGATACGGTTTTAAAAACTGCATGGGACATGTTCGACGCATCGTTAAAAATGCCGTTGATCGTGATCGTGAAATCCGCCAGGGTTAACAGGGTTTCACGGGCTGACTTATCAAGTCCCGTTATGTCCTGGACCTCCCGCGGTGTCGTCCAATCCAAATTGGTGATATCGTTGGATATCGTCCTTGCCGACGAGCCTGAATCATCAACTGCAATCGACATCCCTAACCCTGATTCTTTTGCCATTACTACCTCCCTAATCTATAAAGTGATTCGCCTATACCGTCTTTCCATTGTTCGGGTTCCTGGATTGTCCTGTTCTTGAGGAATATAGGATCCCGTTCTAAGTTCGATTTATGGTTTCCCGCCTGGCCCTCGAAGCACTCCTGACCCGGAGAAAAAACAAACCGGATCAACCCGCTCTCTATTTGTTCCTCGGTATATGCTAGTTTTGAACGCCGAATAAATGCCATCTCGTCACAATGACCGGCGGAGAGAACGGTCATCCACCCGTTGTAATAATTCGGACAATTCACCTCTGCACAACTGACCGTTTGAAAATGGGTCGATATCGGGCGAACTATCCGCCAGTGGTCCGCGTTTCTTATCATTTACCGTAGCCCCCGTAGACCCGGCGCTCTCCCGTCGGTAACGCTCCGGATGCTTGCATACGCTCGAGGGTTTCCGCGAAGCCGTTGTGATCGGCCATTATCGTTCTATACTCGTTCGTGATGACCGACTGAACTCTCTCGATCTCTGTAATCATTTCTCCCAGTTCCTCGACTCGTTCCAGTAACTCCTGGTCGGCCTCGTCCGAAGTGGCATTAACGCGGGCCGTATCCAGGCTAACCTCGGCGACCTGGTCTATAACAACGTCAATATCAGCCCTTAACGAGAATATCCATGACGCCATCCCCACGGCCACGATTACCAGTGGAACAATCATTCCCGCTAACTGTATATATTTCAACGGTCCACCCATTCGCCGCCGGAGGATTTGTTATATATTCGCTGCTGCTCCCGGTGGCAGTTCCGGCAAGATCGGCCCGCCCATTCCCCAGGCGTCCACCAGTGCCATCCTATAAAGCAAAAAATCTTCAATCGTTATGTTCCATAATTTTCATACTGATTGCTATCACACCGCCACCGGATCCGGTAGCAACCTCAATATGGCCCAAAAAGAGCGCGTAAACCGTGACCGTTCCCAGTATCCCCAGTGCTACCAATACCTGGGGGCGTATCCGGTTAATAAGTGCGCCGATTGCTCCCCTCACAACGTGACGTCATCCTGGGCCGTTCCCCGTCGAGTCGTGACCACGAAATCCAAATTAGAGAAAGTCCCCGTCGTTGTTACTCTCAGGTATCGTTCAACCGCCCCGCTGACCGTTACCCGCTCCGCCGTCGGAGCCGAGGCATAACCGACCGCCGTGAACGAGAGAACCGTCGCCCATGCGTCCCCGCTCCCGTTATCGCTTGATTGCTGGATAGTTACCGTCGGCGTCCCTGAGTCGCAGTCTACTATTTCAAGGTAGGCAATTAAACCCGCCGAGGTTGCCGCGCTGTCATCCCTACTCGTCGAACTCCCGGCGCTCCCGTGGGTTTCCTGGCCCGCTGTTAGTGTCTCGCACCAGTCCGGCGCGATCCCGTTAGCAACCGCCCCGACGGTAAACGCCAAGCTCCCATCGGTTCCCCGTGTGCCGTCATAGTTAACCTGTTTAGCGGTTAAACAGTAAGAGGCGTCCCCCCTGGTTCCGCCCATGTTGTAACATATAATCCGGTCCGCCGTCGGGAGGCCGGACAACGCGGCGTGTTCTTGCTCGGTCGCATCGTTGAAAAAGCTGTTAAACGAGAGGCTACCATCCGATAATCCGAAAATCCGCTCACGGGCGGACTTGTTAATCGCGGTTACCTCTAGTTGTTCCCGTGGTGATCCTACCGAATCAAGACTCCCAACGTCACCCGATAGGTCGTACCCGTGAACGTATAACTCCTGGCCCAGTCCCGATTTCTTAGCCATTCATCCCCCTACGGCGTGATGCTCACATCCTCATAAATCATAATCTCGAACGGGACGCTGACCGCCCGGTATAACGCATTCCCCACCGGCTCGGTCGAGAACGTCGCAGAACCGACGTTTGAGTCGGTGCAATTGTCGGCCAGGTTCGCGTCACTCCGGAGGACGGTGTCAATCTGGAATGCCGCGTCCCATAGATCAGCCTCTACACTCTCCCGGACATTCGTTGATTCTACCAGCCGGAAATATCCCCGGATTAAAACCGTTGTAATCGAGCCGATATTATTCAACGTCCGCCAGTCGTTGGACCGCGATTGCATCCAGTAAGCAAGGACCGGTGTTCCCGATATCGCCAACGGCTCCGCCCTGATAACGGCGGTAAATGCCGGGTCGGTTATCCCTGACAGTAGTGCATCTATTCGGTCCAATGATCCCGACCTGGTCATTTTAAAATCCTCGCGATCTGTAGCCCGATGTATTTATCCCACAGTCCCGGCGTGTCTCTCATGTGCCGCGCCGCTTTCTCGAACATCTTATACCCTTTGAAACGGCTCCGCTTGTTCCTCGAACCGACCCCCTCAATCCATGCCGCGTAAACCAGGTCTTTCCCCAGTAATGTTTCCCCCGCGTCTACACGAACTACATTATCTTTTATGTCAGTTGCCCCCACCGATCTCTTGAGTGTTCCATCCATTTTCCCGTGTCTCTGGGAGGCGCTCGATTGGTTGTACTCGTGGCGCGGCGGTCCCCATAACTGATCGCGAACCTTGTTCGCCCCCTCAATAATCGCTAACTCCATCAAGCCCGTATTGATAACGTCCTGGACTTCCTGTACCAGTCCCGGCTCGAACAATGGCCCTTTAGCACTGAATCCAACTGTCATAAAGTCCTTCATTAAAAGATTACCCCGTTGGATGTTCCCGTCACCCGGTAATCCTTGAGCGTGTGAAGCACTGAGTCGATTTCCGCCTGGTTCGTGGTTATAGCAGCCTCTCCGCCCCCGATGGTCCCACCGGCCCCCATATCGCGGTTTCTGAATGTTAGCTTGGCGATGTCTAAACACGCCTGGACTACTAACACCGGATAGTCAAACTTGGAAGCCGTAGCCCCTCCGGAGTGGGTCGCTGCAGTCGTACCATTGACGCCCCTCTCGACCGTTAACGTAT